TATGCAAGCGGTTATTCCTAAGAAAAATACAATGGTTATGTTTCCAGGCTGGGTAAAACATTCTGTACCCAAACATCAATGTGATCATAAAAGAATTATTATTGCTGGTAATCTAGGACTCAATCCTTATTGGATGACTAGTCGTTTGAAAGCTGGTCGTGAAGAAGTTGCAAAGAAATACGAACTGATTGGCAAAGTTGGTTATTCTGAAATGATAAAACTACAAACTAAAGGCCCAGTATAATCTTTTTCATACAATCCTTATAAATAGTAAAAACTACTATTAAAGGATTGTTATGGCAGAACAAAGTTATTTTATGGGGCAGGACGGATTCGTCTGGTTCGTAGGTGTTGTAGAAGATAGGAATGACCCAGACCAACTCGGCAGAGTTAGAGTTCGGTGTTTAGGTTTTCACTCAGATAGCCTACTTGACATTCCAACTATAGATTTACCTTGGGCCCATGTTATGCACCCTGTCACAGATGCGGCGATGCATGGTCTTGGCAACTCTCCATCTTTTCTTGTTGAGGGTAGTTGGGTAATTGGTTTCTTTAGAGATGCAGCTGAAAAACAACAACCAGTAATTATTGGTTCTTTGCCCGGCACACCTTCAACAGCTGCTGACCCTCAACTTGGATTTAATGATCCTCGTTCTCCAGAAAGTCCACAAACAGAATATCTTGGTCATCCTATCTATGGTTCGTATCCTGTTGACGGAGATTTTTATACTACTAAATCTGGTCACGAAGTAGGAGAACCTGATACTAGTAGACTAGGCAGAGGTAGAGCATCAGAAACGCATAACTCTCTTTTAGAACGAAGACGATTTCGTTTACGTGGCGACCCAACAATTGTTGACCCTACAGTTGGAGTTGATGATGATAATAGGGGTGGTAAGCTTACTGGCAAAAAAGGAACAGGTATTCCTACTGCAACACAACCATTTCTTTCAGCTGTGTCTGACCAAGCGGTACAAGAGACTCGCGGTTTCTGGGATGAACCACAACCCAAGTCAGTTCAAAAAGATGAGAACCCATACATCTCTGCTGCTTATCCATACAACCATGTTTTTGAAAGTGAAGCTGGACACATAAAAGAAATAGATGATTCGCCGGGCTCAGAAAGAATGTTTGAACAACATTCATCAGGTACGTTTGAAGAAATACATCCAGATGGCTCAAAGGTTATAAAAATTGTCGGAGACAATTATGAAATTATTGCTGGGAAGTCTCAAGTTATTATACAGGGTGATGCTAACATCACAACACTTGGAACTGTACGAGAACTTATAAAGGGAGACTACCATCTTGAAGTAGAAGGTAATTACACACAGAAGATACATAAGAACCATAGAGTTAAAGTTGGAGCTGGAACAGCTGGTGGTAATCGTGAAGAAGAAATTAACGGCAACTATGCTTTTCAAGTAATGAATAATGTCAAAGGCAGAGTCAAAGAAGATGTGGATATTGTTATTGATAAAAATGAAACTAGAGTTGTGAATGGAACAAGCACTCTTAACATTGTTGATGACTACGCAATAACATCTCTTAAAAGTATAGACTTAATAGCATCAGACCATTTATCAGCAACTACCATTTCTGGAATTATGTCTTATAAGTCTGGTGGAAAATTAAATATGAAGTCCGCTGCACTTATGCATATTAAATCAGAAACAACTATTGATATGGATGCAACAACAGAAGTCGATGTAGACTCTGCAAAAATTAATTTAAACTAGGAGTACACATGCCAGGCGTATGTAGAGACACAACAGATTCAGCAGGAGCTGCTTTAATTAAATCGCAAACCACTGTATTTGCAAATAGTGAAGAAGTTATTGTACATGGTGATTCTGTAACAGGTCATGGTGGTTCACCCCACGATGCACCAACTATGGTTGCTGGTTCTAATAATGTTTTTATCGGAGGTGTTGCAGTTTGTAATGCTGGAGATTCAGCCTCATGTGGGCATGCTGCATCTGGTTCATCAGATGTAAATGTTGGAGATTAAGTATGGCGGATTTTAAAACACCAAATTTAGCAGGAGCAAGTGCAGAGTTTAATTCAGTTCTCAGCAAATTTAATGATATAAAAAGTGACGCTTTAGCAGGACTTGAATTAGATGCATCTGCTATTGCAGCTACATTAAACACTTCTATTGTAGAAGACTTAACATCAAAACTTAAAGCTTTAGTTCCTGAGATTCCAGCATTACCAAATGTAAATTTACAATCAGAAATGTCTTCACTTCTTGCTATCAGTCAAGGTACTGTTGCTGGACAATTAGAGTTTGCAGCCAAACAAGCAGATTTGAAATCAAAGTTTGGTGATGGGCTTACTGCTAGTGGGTTTGATTTAGATACCTTAACTACTAATGCAGCAGCTGCTCAAACTGCTGCACTAACTGCGACTACAGGACTTGCCGCGGCAACAACAGCACTATCTGCTGCAAAAGCAACAGCAACCACTTCTTTAGATACCGCAGTTAACGCATCTCTTAAATTAGATCGTAGTAATATTCCAAACCCAACAGCACTGGTTAACGATTTAACTAGTTCTGCTAGTAATGCAATTTCTGCTGTGTCGGCTGAGGGTGCTGCAACTACTGCTCTTGCAGCTGCAACAGGAGTTGCGACAAGAATTCAAGATGTTGTTCCAAACTTTGAATTGCCTGCAGCAGGGGGAGTTGCATTTGAAAAAGCAGCTGCAGTTTTACAAGCAGAGATTGATACCGTAAAAGAAGAAATATCATTAGTAGAGTCAAATGAAGAATTTGAAAAAGCATTGGTGGAGCGTGCTGCAGAGTTAAAAGAGTTTGAAAGAGAGTTGCCAAAAGTTCTTCCAACAGCAACTGCTGGTGCATTTGCAGTTACAACCAAAGCAAAAAAAATTACTATCACAAAAGTTTCGGAAGAGAAGTCAGAAAGTTCAAGTATAGAAAAAATAGAAAGTACTTTAACTATTAAATCAACTCAAACAACAGCAGAAAATTCTATTAAAGTAGTTGCCTCCTCTGGTGGCGAGACCACAATTTTAAGGTCAAATGTATCCCCACATGGATTTTCTAGAAGGCCCACTTTTTCAAGCGAACGAGTTTCTGCAACTGTAACAGAAGAAAGTCCAAGCACAATAAAAACAGAAACTAGAACATGGACGGATGCTAATGGTAATAGTGGAACAGTTGAAATTGATGTTATCACATTAGCAAATAAACCTGTTGAGGTAGTAAATGTTTACGGATATCCAGATGAACAGAGATTTAGCAGAAAGGGTAAAAAGATGTCTCAGAGTCGCAGAAGTATTTATCCAGCTTCTTCGCAAGGTCGGTATAAATCAGGTATAAAAGATAGATTTTCTATAGATGAAAACGGTAGAATTTTAATAGGTTGGGCAGACAAGAATGGCGATGGCCCATTACCAGATGGAACTTTTGCAGATGGTATTTGGTATCGCAGATTTTTTTATTCAGCTGCTTTTCGTAGGGTTAGTAAAACTACAGGGAAGAAACCAGAAGATATTTACAAAGTAGGTTATAAATATAACGACAACTACGACCCATCATTTAATGGAAATGCAGAAGAAGTTAAAGATAAAGGAAATCCGAAAGAAGTTTCAAGTCCAACGCCGGGCCTAGAAACTGAAAAGCCACAAGTTATAGATGGTGTTGTTATGGATGGAACTATGCAATACTCATACCAAACTGCTGCTGAACCTACTGCCGAGGAGTTAGCAACTGATGCTGAATTTGATTCTTACGGTGATACAGATGAACTAGATGGATTTGGTGGTACTTACGATAAAACAAATAGTAGTATGAATGATGATGATTGGTAAATACTGTTGAGGCTAATGTTATAAATAGATAGAGGAGTAAAATATGCCCACACCAACATCATTTAAAGACGCCCAAGCTCTTAACGATATTGAACGTAATGTCCGTCAATATAAAGACTTGGATTTATTTTTTACGAAAAAGAGGTTGTCTTCAAAAGATAGTGATGGTGCAGTAACAGTAAGTGGTGCAAAATCTGATATTGATAAAGTAACAGACATTACAGCTGTAAAGCGTTCCATTCGAAATCTAGTATTGACCAATCATTATGAAAAACCCTTTCATCCCGAAATTGGTTGTGGTGTAAGGGAAATTTTATTTGAATTGATGACTCCTATTTCTGCACATCTTTTGACTAGAAAAGTAGAAGATGTTATTACTGAATATGAACCAAGAGCACAATTAGTTGGTGTTAAAGCAACACCAGATTTAGATCGCAATGCATATGAGTTGACTATAGAATTTTATGTTTTAAATGCTCCCACTGAGTTAGTAGACCTAACCGTATTATTAGAGAGATTGCGATAATGGCAATAAACACAAAAAGATTAAATGTAACAGAGTTTGACTTTGATGAGGTTAAAGATAACCTTAAAGTTTTTTTATC